GATACTAGTACAACACAGGTAGCAACTACAGCATTTACCAAGGCACAGATAGCAGATACTTTTAGTTATGCGTCTGGTGTATTAACTATAACCACTACATAATATGCCAGCAGGGAATACAATCAATTATAACGGTACTGTGGTTACACCTGATAGTGTTACCTATAACGGTAATGATGTGATTGAGATAATCAGAAATGGTACTTCTGTTTGGCTAAAGAACTACACAGCAGGCGACACTACTACTTTATACAACAATAGCTCACTTCCTGATGTTACTAACGAGTCTAATACTCAAATAGACTCTTATACTACTACTAGAGGTGGCACATATAGAGTTGTTTATTTCTATCAGGCTGTTTGGAAGGGTGTTAGAACATATATTAAAGTTAATGGTAGCACTGTTCATTCACACAGCCATTTAGACGGTAGTGTTAGCACTAAAACTACGAGCGGTACATTTGATACAGCCAGCCTATCAACTGGTGATGTGATTAGTATATGGCAAGAACCATTCCACCCTTGGTCATATTCTGGCGGTGGTAATTGGCAAATTAAAGTGGCTTAGTTATGAGTATATATGGATATGGGTACGGAACAAACGACGGGCAGAACGCCCTTGATTGGAATTATTATAGGTACCCAGAACAGCAAGCGGGCGCAAGACCCCTAGACTATCCCGCACATTTACCGTGGCCTCCTCAACCTAATATTAACGGCGGTGGTGGAGGTGGCTTACCAGAGCCAGCAAACCAAGGTGCAGGCTCTTTAGGAGGAGGTAAAGGTTTCGGTTGGGAAGATGCTAAGAACATAGCATCTAACGCTGTATTAGGGCCTATGGGGGATAGTCTTGGTCTAGGTAATTACAACGCAGGAAACACGATAGCTACTATAGGCGGTGGTTTATTAGGTATAGCCAATCTACCTATATCTTTGGCATTAGGGTATCTAGGTAATCAAGCATGGAGTGATAAGTATGGAAAAGACGGGTACTGGGGTAGCTTCTGGGGCGATGATAAAGGTACAACCTCAAACAACAAGGACGACAAGGATGCTGGACCTAAAGATACAAACCCACTAGGTATACCAGGAGCAGGTAGAACTCTTACTTCTATAGCCGACCTACAAAACGGTCCTAATCAATTCGGGCCAGAAGGCTTTAATATACAAGGGGGTGAAGGTGTTACAGACCCTAACGGTATATACAGCGACGGTAGTGGGTTGGTAAATACCCCTGCTGCGATGGAAACATTTAACCCTGAGGACAACTTTGGATACGGTGGCTCACAAGTAGATAGTAGTGGTAATAGCGCGAACTTTGGTTGGTCGGGCGGCACACACGGGGATGGCTCTTCAGGACCAGACTCAAGCGGAGGCTTTGGTGGGTTCGAGGATGGTACAGACGATAGTGATGCAGCGTCTGCAGACCAAGGTTACTGGTAGATTTAAAGGAGCTTTAAATGGCATTACAACCGATTAACTTCCCTCCTGGGATACAAAAAGAAAACACAACCTACTCAGCAGAGGGTTCCTGGTTTGATGGGAACAAAGTACGCTTTAAATCAGGTAAGCCTGAGCGTATCGGCGGATGGAAAAAACATATCACCACTACCTTAGAAGGAGTCGGGCGTTCTGTTATCGTATGGCGTGCCAACAACGGTATTATTAACACTGCCTACGGAACCCATAAAAAACTATATATAGGACAAGGTGGTACACTACACGACATCACACCTCTTAGAAAGACGGTAGACCCTGCTGCAACAGATACTTTAAATAGTACAAATACCTCTACGACAGTAACAATAACTGACACCTCTCATGGCTGTAATTCAGGAGACTATGTAACCCTGTCAGGCTTTACAATGGGTACATCAGGTCTTGTTTCTGCCGAAGTTAATGCAAACCACTCTGTAACAGTACTCACAGTAGATACCTATACAATAACAGTCACCACTGCGGCCAGTGCAACCGTTGCATTTGGCTCTACAGTAGGTGTGTTTAAGTATGAAGTACCTATCGGCAACATAGACGAGGAGTTTGAATATGGTTGGGGTACAAGTACATGGGGAGCCAGTACATGGGGTACAGCACGCTCTACCTCATCAGTTATCCTAGCACCTAGAGTGTGGTCATTAGATACCTTCGGTGAGGATTTAGTGGCTACTTACGAAGAGGCAGGCATATACACCTGGGATGCCTCAGGAGGAACTAGTACTAGAGCCGTAGCCGTATCTAACGCCCCTAGTCAAAACTCAGTAGTTCTTGTGTCTAATCCAGATAGACATTTAGTGTCTTTCGGCTCCCATGATGGAACATCCTACGACGCATTACTTGTCAGATGGTCATCTCAGGAGGATACATCAGACTGGACTGCAACAAGTATCAATACCGCAGGTAGTCAGAGGATATCAGGTGGCTCTAAGATTGTAGGTGCTAGAAGAGCACAAGGACAGGTGCTTGTATGGACAGACACAGACTTACACTCTATGATGTTTACAGGCCCTCCATATACATTTGGGTTCCAGCAGATTGCCTCTCAGTGTGGCGCAGCAGGCCCTAACTCAATGGTAGTATCAAACTCAGTAGCGTATTGGATTGGACAACATAACTTCTACATGTATGATGGTTCTGTTAAGCCACTAGAGAGTCCTGTACGTAGGTATGTACTAGATGACCTCAACCTAGCACAGCGCAGTAAGATTACAGCGGGACTAAACCAGGAGTTTCATGAGGTATGGTGGTTCTACCCATCAGCATCAAGCGATGAGAATGATAGGTACGTAACATATAACTATACAGAAGGCTCATGGGCTATTGGTACTTTAAATCGTACCGCCTGGGTAGACCGAGAGATTTATAGTCTGCCCATCGGAGTTAAATCGTCTGGTGAGGTGTATGACCATGAGACTGGGAACAGTGATGATGGTAGTGCCATCAGTGCCTACATACAATCAGCAGATTTCGACTTAGCACAAGGTGATGAGTTATTCTTAATGACTCAGTTTATCCCTGACATAACCCACTCATCAGGCACAGTAAACCTAGACATAGAAGGTAAGCTATACCCTAACGACGCAGCAACTGCATTTGGGCCATACGCACTGACGAGCAGTACGGAGAAGGTAGATTTACGAATTAGAGCGCGTCAGATGAACCTAAAACTATCGAGTAATACCGCAACAGGGGATAGATGGCGCATAGGTACACCGCGTATCAATATACAACCAGACGGTAGGAGATAGAATGGCCATAGTACTAAAAGAAAGATTCCCGATACCTCGGGATACCTATGAAAAAGAACAGTTAAACCAGCTAGTTAGAGTACTCGAATTAGCATTCCGTCAAGTAGACTTTGAACTAGCAGATGATGCAGACCAACGTGAAGCTGAAGGTTGGTTACTTAGATGAGTAACTTCTTTAAATCATCTGGTACATCATTAACAGATACTTCACTGACTACTTTATTAACAGCATCTGCCCAGTCGTCTTTTATCTTAAGTAGTGTTATAATATCCAACACTACCGCCGGAAGCGAAACAGTAGACATAAATTTCGTCGATAGTAGTGCAAGTGCTACATTTAATATCGCCACCGAGCTTGCTATTGGCGCCAAGACTAAAGTCGAACTTTTGAGCAACTCCTTTATATTAGAAGAGGGGGATTCTCTAAAGGCAACAGCTTCCGCAGGGAACTGTATAGACATTGTAATATCATATTTAGATAGATATAGGGGCGCATAGATGGCAGGCATACAGGACTTAGCACAATACGGTAGAGGCAACGACTCAATGCTTGCTCACGTAACTCCGGGCGAGATGATGGTTCCGCCTGAGATGATGGCGCGCCACCCCGCCCTACAGAAACAACTATACCAAGCATACCTAGACGAAGGCATGGACCCTCGTCAATTTAAAGTAGGCTCTGGAATCACATCACTAAATCCAACTACAGGCAGGCCTGAGTTCGGGTTCTTCAAGAAACTGATTAAAGCTGCGGCTCCTGTTGTAGGTTATATGGTAGCAGGACCAGTCGGTGCTGCTATCGGTGGCGGGCTAGCCGGGGCCTCTGATGGTGGTGGATGGAAGGGCGGTTTAAAGGGGGCGGCTATTGGCTATGGCGCCGCCTCTCTTGCCTCAGGTGGTGCTTTCGGTGAAGGTATAGCAGGTGCATCAGGAACAGGGTCTGGCGCTAGTGGTTGGGGAGGTTTAGGTAATATAGGCGGCCCTATGCTGATGATGACAGCGTTAGGCGCTCTAGCAAAAGAACCAGACCAGCCTGGAGGTAGTACTTACAAACCAAACACAGACAAGGGAACACCTTTTAAACTAGACCGCCCTGATTTAGAGTCAGGCACAGGTACTCATCAGAGTAATGCAATCACCTCTGCTACTGCGGGCTATGGAACAGGTTATAAGGACCATGAGGCTGTTACTATGCCTTATGAAACAACCGCTTATGTAGAATCCCCTACAATTAAACCAACACCGTTGGTTATAGGTAACCCTAATATAACCCCAGAAGAGCTGATGGAGTATTATAGGCCTAAGGCCTATAAGGCACAGGGTGGAATGATTAACCACGGCACAACAGGTACTGCTGACGATGTCCCTATCATGGCATCGAAAGGCGAGTTTGTAATGACCGCCGACGCAGTAAGAAACGCAGGACAAGGCGACCCAAGAATGGGCGCTAAGAAACTATACGATTTAATGTACTCATTAGAGGGAGCAAGATAGCATGGCAACATCATCAACTACAACGGTAGGAGGCATCCCCGAGTGGATGGAAGACTACGCCAAGAAGACAATGGCATCAGGGCAATCGCTTGCCGAAACACCTTACTCGTCGTATAGTGGCTCACAACTAGCCGGTTTCACAGCCCCTCAAACACAGGCGGCCAACTTAGTACAATCTAATGTAGGCTCAGGACAACCAGCACTAGCCGCTTCTACAGGACTAGCAGGCGAGCAGGCCAAATACGCAAGACAAGGTATTACACAAGCAGGTGCAGGAACTCCTTTATTCGGCCAAGGTGTTACAATGACGGGGACAGGCGCTGGACTGACTAACGAAGCCGCCGCGGCAGCTCGAGGAGCCCCTTCTACATTCAACGCCATGATGCCGGGACTAGCCTCCCAGTATGCAGACACCGCTAAAGCCTACGACCCTAAGTCAGTATCAGGGTTTATGAACCCATATCAAGATGCTGTAACTAAGCAGGGTCTTGATGAGATGCGTCGTCAAGGTACGATGGGACTCAACCAGATTAGTGCAAACGCTGTTGCAGGTGGAGCATTCGGCGGTGCGCGCCACGGTATAGCCGAAGCTGAGCATCGTAGAAATATGGCACAACAGCAGGGTGAGTTCATCAACCAGTCTAATATGCAAAACTACGGACAGGCTCAGAATGCCTCTCTTCAGAACTTCCAGAATCAAATGGCTCGCCAAGCAGGCGCTGCTCAGGGATTACAGGGACTAGGTCAGACAAGCTCAGGACTACAGTCAAACGTAGCAACTCAGTTAGGTCAACTAGGCGGTCAGTACGGTACGATGGGGCAACAGCTAGGTGCATTAGGTAGTCGATATGGTCAGATGGGTGCAACACAAGCAGGTATTGGCGCGCAACTAGGTCAGGTTGGTCAGACACAAGCAGACTTGGCTAGAATGTCTAGAGGCTTTACTGGTGATGATATTAATAGTTTACAGAATGTTGGTAACTTACAGCAAGTACAAGCACAACGTGGTTTAGACCTAGACCAAGCAGAGTGGAGTAGAAAACAGAAGTACCCATATGAGCAGCTTAACTTTATGAGCGGTCTAATTAAAGGCACTCCATATAGAACACAACAGATGTCTACGACAGAAACACAGGACCCATCTAGAGCGAATCAGCTGTTAGGTGGACTAGCAACACTGGCGGGAGCTGGTAAAGCATTTGGATGGTGGGGCAACAGCGGCAATACAAATTAAATAGGATAATCACATGAGTATTTCAGATAAGTTACTAGAGTTCACAAGCTCTTTAAACGAGATAGATAAGTCCGATAGGGATTACTATAGTCAAATGGACATGGCCGATAAGATGTCTATGGGTATGGGGGGTCTAGGCACTTTATATGGGTCTGCCGCGGAACAAGCTGGGCAGTCAGTACAGGACTGGTCTAAGCAGAACTTGTCACCAGAGGCGATGAATCAAGCAGGTATAGCGCTTAGTAATACAGCATCTAATTGGACTCCTGAACAAACACAAGTGTTTGAGGGTATTCAGAACATACCTTCTCAAATGATACAGCCTGTACGACACCCAGAGATGCCTCAGCAGCCACAACTAACTCAGACACAGAAGAACGTAATAGCGGGTGAAAACTCAATGAACCGTATGCAACAAGAGGTTGATTATGCTAAAGCACAACAAGCCAAGAATGCAGGTATTCCGTCGATTTCAAGTGAATCTTTAAATAATGCGTCCGGTAAATCGCAAGAGATTGTACAGCAGGCAGTAATAGACCAAACAGACGATATTGACGATACTGCTCAGGCAGCTAAAGAGACCGAAGGTTGGTCTGAAGAGCATTTCAGAGGTGCCATTAAAGTAATTGATAGCCTACTACAGCAAACAAACCCACAATCAGCTGAGTATATGTCTCTACAAAACCGCAAAGCAGACCTAATCAGAGTGTATGAATCTCAAAAAGGCAGTGATGACCCGTACCGAGCTATGGAACAACAGGTTGCTACTAACCAAATGAACACCCATATATTGGATACTATACACGCAGAAGAGGAAGCAGCAGCACAAGCAAAAAATACCTCTGAGTTAATAACAAACGCAAGAACATCTACTGACGTCACTCCTGCTTGGCTGGGTACACATGACACCCCTAGGGAGAAGGCAGACCAGGCAGCAGACGCTGTACACCAGAACATCGTAGACACGGCTATGGACGAGCCTACTTTCCCTGATACGGACAAGGGTGATGGCGACAGACTAGCGTATCAGGCACAGGATGCTGGTTTTGACAACGTGCAGGACTACTTAGCAGATGCGGAAACTACACCAGGTGCTAACGTAGGAGCAGGCTGGAAAGACAAGACAGCTGATAATCAAATGAAGGCTATTGAGCATCAGTTTAGTAAGCTAGATAAAGAAGTTGCCTCTCGTATTACCAAGGCAGTCCAGACACCTCCTCCACCAGGGGACGAAACAGGTGTTGCCTCTGTAAACAATACGAAGAAGGCAGTAACAGAGTCTGTTTTAAATGAGGATGGTAGTATAAAGTCTTCAGCCGACTTACGAGGCGTATCCGCTAAGATTTTTAAAGAGGCTATGGCCTTGGAGAATATGAAGAACGTGGACAGAGACTGGGGTCCTGCTATGATGCAGTTTGGCTTAACCCTAATGTCAACTCCGGGCAACCTACTAACAGGTATTGGTATTGCAGGAAAAGACGCACTTAAGATGTGGCGAGACATCAAGAAAGGCGATAAAACCGCAGCAACTGCTAAGAAAGAACTAGCTCTTAAGTACGCGACGCTTGCTGACACTAAAGACAAAGAAGGGAAGACTAAAGGTCTGCAGAAGGTAATGATTAATAACCCAGACACAGGCGAGAGCAGGGCTGGTTCTTACAATCCTGAGAACGGGGTTTATACATACTCCGATGGTACAGAGGTTCCTACCAATGCTAAGATATACACTATACAAGCATCTGGAAACACTGATGAACTAGGATTGACTAACACTCAAAGTGGTAAAGTCACTTTAAATCTCAAGCGGGGTCAGTTGCTACAAGAGAAGATAGCCCATATAATGACAGCTGTCGAAGAAAACCCTACCGCGATAGGTGGGGTGGGTGAGCTAACAGGCGTCCTTAGAGGTGTTGTAGGGCAGGGAGATAACTTAGCAGGTACTAGTTTTGCCAGCAACATACCTGAGGTTACCGACGTCAGGGGTCAGTTTAAACAGCTGCGCCCTATGATGATAAAATACCTAGAAGGGATTGGTCGTTATAATAAGACAACTGAGACAATGATTGACGATTTATTTGCAGGGCTAGATAGAACTACAAGTGCTGAGCAAACAATGACTCAGCTACGCAACATCTACAAACAGATAGCAAGAGAGCAGTCAACATACCAGACATTATTAGATGGGATGGACAGAAATAAAAATGGCGCTGTCATCCTAACCAACTCCAGCATGCTCAAGAGGCTTGCAGTAGGAACTATAGTTGTGGACTCTAAGGGTAATGAGGTGGCAGTAACTCAGGCGATGAAGGATAGGTACGCTACTAATAAGGGGAAATAAATGGCTTTTACATTTACAGAAGAAGATTTAAGGGAAGCTCAGGTAGATGAGACTGTACCAACTACTAATATTACCCCAACTGCGGAAGAGGTGACTACGTCAGGTTCTATTTCAGAGCCTTCAGGTTCTTTTACATTTTCAGAAGAAGATTTAGGCCCAGACGGCGAGCTTATCGTCAGTCCAAACTACAGAGAGCACCTTAAAAACAAAGCATTCCATAAATCTGAATTAGGCAGGGCGTTAGGGGGTGAAGACAACATAGACATGGATACCTACCCATCGTGGATGGAGCGTTTTGGCTATGGTATGCAAGACAACGCTAAAGAAATCTCACTAAAGTTTCAGCAGGATTACCCTAATGGCGAAGTAACACCAGTCAAGACAAGAGAGGGTGTTCGACTAATGTACAGAGAGGATGCTGCCGATTTAAAGGAGAAGTGGAAGCCTGTTAATCCTCAGGGTCTCAGCATCGGAGATGTCTCAGGTGCTTTACCGACTGCATTAGTGGGTGGCGCAACAGCAATCGCTACAAGCGGCGCTAGTGTTCCTATACAGCTAACCTCTATTTTTGCGAGTACTTTCTTATCAGAAATGGCTAGGCAAGGTGGGCAAGAACTAGGCGGTACACAAGACCAGACTCTCGGCGAAGCTACTACGCAATCAGCTCAAACTGGTCTTATAGATACAGTACTAGGCAGCATACTGCACTTTGGCGCTAGGTACTTACCGTACCCAAGAGCGGATATGACTGATGTCAATAGGCTTAAGCTAAAAAACGTGGAGAAAAACTTGGACGGAGCACTAAACCCTAAAGTTAGTGTTATGCCTCACCAGATGGTGGACGAAGCAGGTTCTGCGGTAGTTAAGCAAGCAGAGCAAGCAGCTCAATTGAGTCCTATTATTCCGACTAAGCAAGCAGCTCAATCAGCATTCGCGCACGACGCAGCACTGAGTATTACTAAAGGTCTTGACCCTACAGCACAGGTTCAAAAAGAATTAACAGAGCAGGCTAGAAAAACAGTTATTGAAGAAACAGACATGATACTGGAGCGCCAAGCACACGGTACAACAGAGCCAACATCTGGCTTAGATGTAAGAGATACCGCGACCGAGATTAAGGGCGCTATCGAAAAAGACTTTATACTTAAATCCAAGAAAGAGGTACAAGAGGTTTACCATAAAGTAGATGAAGCGGCAATGACTGAGCTTCCTGTATTTAATACCCTTGGGCTGAAAGATGTGGCTAAAGACGTACGAAAAGGTATCTCAGGTATGACTCAAGAGGGCCAAGCTATAAATGTATCGTCATCTCCTGAGGGTCGTTTAGGTAGTATCTTAAATAAAATCGACAACCTAGGTGATATCCAGCTTGACTACGACGTATTAAAGACAATACGTACTGAAGTAAATGAGATGCGCGGTGATTATGCGTGGCAACAAGGATTCGACAATTCACAGATTATAAAAGTATCTCGTGCGCTGACAGACGCTTTAAATAACCCTGGGCATGTCGTTGATGGTAAGCTGGTTCCCTTTGCAAAGGGCGAGTCTAAATTTCTAAAAGCCCATACCTTAGCATCAGAGACGGCTAAAAAACGATTCAGACTACTCGACAACGAGCAAGTTCGCGATATGATAATGACCGACACCCCTGCTCAAATTGTAGCTAAGCTCCAAGAGCCAGGTATGCTACACGAGGATGTTATAAGTATTATTGCTAAGTATGCTCCTAGGAAGATTCCAAATATCCGACAAGGTGTGCAGAACAACTTACTGACTGGCGACGCCCCTGTAAAAGCACTACGTGACTTGAAGCTACGCGATAAGACTATGTACGACTGGTTAGTAGGCGGAGCTGGTACCGCGCAAAGACTTGAGCGCAAGATGGTGACTTTAAAAGGTAAGCTGGCCAAGTCTGACAGAGGTACTAAGGAGCATCAAGAGCTGGTGGATGCCAGAGATGCCCTAACCACTAAAATTACCAAGGCTAAGAAAACATATCAGGATAACGTAGACGGACTAGATAAAGCCGCTAATGATATTCACGCAATCACCAACATGCAGTGGCAGCCACTAGCTTTAGCTCAATCAGATGCGCTTAGAGCTTTATCTACCCTGACTCACCCTACTGAAACAAAACAGTTACTATCCTCATTAGGCCCAAGAGCTAAGCCTTTATATCGACAAGCGGTTATTAGAGATATTATTGAAAACTCTATTAGGGCAAATAACAGAGGCGGCGTAACTGTAGATAGAAAGTTATACGCTGAAGCCATGGAGAGGTACAAGAACAACGGTGTTGCGGACACGGTGCTAACTCCATTAGATTTGAAAAAACTAAAGGCGTTAGAAGACTACGTTCAAATGACAGGTAAATCTAGCTCCGATATCGGTGCGTCACTAGTTGCTGCTAATGTAATGGGTGAGTTCCGTTCGGGTGTAGCTAACGCTGATGTAAAGCGGATATTTAAAGCACGATTCCAGCTACTTTACGCCACTATGATGAGTAAAGCGTTAACCGGCAAGTGGGGCGATGCTCTGTTCATCCGCGGTAGAAAGCAGGCTCCTAAGCAGTGGACTTCACGAGCGCTAGGTGTATTTACTGGCTCTATACTTGCCGAGACATCGGAAGACTCGTTGTCTTATAAGGACTCCGTTAAGGAGGGCTTTACAAACCAAGTGAATGATTTCAAGGCAAACTGGCAGAAGAAGAGAGAGGGTGGTTTAGTCCATGACTACCAGCTACCTACTTTAAATCGACCGGAAAGAGTCGACGATATGATGGGCGAAGGTATAAAAGAGGCTCTGCAGCAGGTAGAAGCGCTACGCGCAACAGGCCGAGAGCAAGAAGCAGCCGAGCTGGAGCGTAACATAGAGCGCCTTCTAGTAGAATCGAACCAAGGGCAGGACATGCAAATGCCTGGTCAGGATAAGGACGAGTTCTTAGGTCAGTATTGGGACAGAGAGTTAGCGGGTCTAGAGCGTACAGCTGAAGAAGGCAACGGTTATGCAGAAGGTGGTTACGTAACACAAGACCAGATGCAAGGCATGATGCAGCAGATGAGCGGTGTACAGCCTACATTACAAGCGACACCGGTTATACCTCCATTACAAGAAGAGCCAGTAATGACTATGATGGGCAAAGGTATAATGGACGCGGGGGTTATGTCAGCAGTTGAGCAATATGCGCCAAGCCTAACAAAGAAACAAAAGGAAAAAGCCAAGGTTAAGGCTATCAAGAAAGGAAACAAGCGCCGCGCTTCGACGCCCCCTCCCACAACAGGAATACTGTCTGGTTTTTAATTTATGGCTAGGGCGTAGTTATTTGATATCTCCTTTTCACTATGCTTAGCCACCATACTCAGAAATCAGTAAATCTCTGAGGTGTGCGTACTACAATCTTAGATATGTTCTTACCTGTGTAATAGTGTCTGAACGCTGTAAGTACCCAATCACGCTTTTGTGTGTCTCTTGCGGTCAAGCCGGAGAGCTTAGTATCAATTAACTTCTTTCTCAGCGTCTGTGCAGAGTTAGAATTAGGGTTTTTCTTATCCCCGGTAATCACTTCCTCGATAAACTCATAGGCTGAGTCATGCTCGACACGCATCAAGTAAACGTACGCCATAGCTTCTGACTCTGACATAACTCTACTACCACGGAGAATCCAACCGTGGCATAACTCAAACAGAGCCTCCAAGTCACGTTTGTTCTTTTTATAGAAGTCTACGTACTCAGTGTTACCAATCTTATGTGTATCAGAGCCAATTAAACGACGCTCTGAGCCAAACCTATCTAATATCTTACGGATAGCAGAGGCAAGGTGTTTGGAGTTCTTAGCACCGTGTATATGTAATGCGTCATAACCACCTCGTTGCTTTCCAGTGTCAATAGTGGTAAATACTGACTCATCTACGTCATGCATAACGACTGACTGAATAGAGATGCCTGTTTCAATAATAGCTGTCAAGCGATGCTGTCCATCCAGTAATCGACCCGTGCTACCTAATACGATACTCTGTCCGTTCAGTTTAAAGTTACCTGCTAACATCTCACTCTTTAGGAATGCTAGGTGGTTCTTAGTCAAACTACGGTTATTAATGTTCCTACTTAAGTAAGTCTTCGCCATACTAGGCGTTATTGTTTCTATTTGCAAATTGCTCATAGTCTTTCTCCTATTTATATTAATTATATTTGTTATTTTAAAACGGCATTTTATCTGCGTCATCTTCCTCGACGCCTATCGTAGAGCCTGTTTTGCTACGGTAGTCTTGGATGGTCTGTGTGCTCTTCTGCTCTTCTTTAGCAGTAAAAGACAGTGACATAAAGGGAGCTCCTTTTTTACTCGTCTTTACCCATGATGATATCCAGTACTCTGTACCGTCAATCTCACACGAGCCTGAATATAGCGGGGAGCGCTCTGATTTGAGTTCCTTGTTTTTAAACAAGACACCTGACATATTGTTATCATATTGCGACATTATAATCTCCTTAAAATTTCATTCAGTTCTTCACCTGTAGTTAGATGAATATAACAGGCTTCACGCAACATACCATATATATAGGATTTGCGTAAACTAGAGGTGTTGTAGCGTAGTTTAGCCTTAGCTTTAACACTATCGTCCATACTACTTAATAACTCATTCACATCTGTGCCTGTCATAATTAACCTATACTTAGAACGGGATTGCACCGTCGTTATCATCAACAGAAGTCACTGGGGTTTCTTCCTCAGTACCGTAATTAGCACTCTTAGCACCGCCTTTAACTGCATCGTACAGTCCCTTAGCAGTCACGTACGCATCTTGGTCAGTAACAAACCCATCCAAAGTAAATGCAATACCTTTCCAAGTACCGTGGTCATTAGACTCGCTTGTTGAATTTAACTTCACTTGATTAGCAAACATCGGAGGAGCAAACATACCGTTAGCACCCTGCACCCGTACTGCGTTCAGTTGAGTCATCAGCTTACGTGATGCCTTAACTTGACTAGATGCCATTGAAATAACAGCAGGGTCGTAAGTACCGTCGCCGTTAATAAGAACAACAGTTAACTCTCTCGTGTCTGCGGCTTGGTTACCATTAGCGAAGTAGTCCTTACCATCTTCACCACGAGTGATACCTAGCGCTTTGGCTTCGATTGGTGTTAGCTTACCTAGGAAACCACCTCCCTGCTCACGAGACTGCCACTCAATGTAACAACGCTCATAATATACTGGTAAAAAGGTAATCTCATCATACAACCTCTCAGTTGCTGTGTTGTAGAACATACCTGCTTTAGCACCTTCTACATAACCTGGGTTATCTTCGTCCACCTGTGGTGACATCTTTTGCAGAGGACGTAGGAACGGCATCGCTTGGTCTGCCGCCTCAATATTCTCTGTTCCCATACCTGCGTCTTGTTCAAACGAGCCCATTATCGCTAATTGGCTTTCTTCTTGCTCTTTCTTTGTCATTTTTGTTGTTGACATTTCTTACTCCTATATTATTATTTTTATTTGTTATGATATTTTTGCCTCTTGGTATAGAAAAATACCCATCAGCTCAAGAGGAATATCTTCCCCTTGCGCTAGCTTTTCTTTAGCTAGCGCTTTTAGTGACCCTGTGTTGATACTTATATCCTCATAGAAGTTACTAAAACCTTTCTCGATTAATAAATCGACTAATTCTTCTGCTCTTGAGTTCTCGCCTTTCTGAAACTCAATCACTACTGTATCTTTTATCAAGCTACCCGCGCCGTGCTCTTTGAGCCAGTTGGCTACTTCTACCTTGTTCTTCTTAGGTAGCGAGGCTCTCATTTGGTCTTTAACACTAATAGACGAACCGTCTGATAATGTGAATGATGCCATACCTACTTCCTGCATTAACTCAGGTAAATCAACCTGTGATATTTGAATATACTCTTTCTTGACGCGCTTTACATCGTCCTCTAACCGAGACAATTCAATCTTCTTGGCTACCTGCTCGTTAGCAACATCTGAAATCTTATCAATATGTACTGTATCTACACTCGCTTGAGTGGGTACATCCGCTTCAAACATTCCTTCTAGGTTACTCTTTTGCATATTATGCTCCTTCTTTAAATTGAAACTTCAATCGCATAGTAGCGACTCTCTTTCTTGTCCCACGTCAGTATCTTAATCTTACCGTGGTTTGCTTTTGATGCAATCGCACCTACCATTGCAATCGCCGCGGGGGCGCCCATTGCAAGGATATAATCCTTATCTGAAAAATCCCGTAAGTCGTTCTTCAACTGTCTCACAACAGGAGCTGTGCCTGCTGTGATATCCCCCGGAGGTAGTAGGTATTCCAATCTACCGTAGCGTAATGCATCACTTAAGTCTACAAAACGAAATGGTTGCTGGCAAATATACACAATGCCTTTAGTTTCATCTTCCATGTTTCCCTTTCTTTAGTTATAAAATTCTTTAGTTCTGATTCTCAGTATACCCTAATTAAACACTTGGTGTAATTAATTAAGAAATAAAACCTTCAATATCTTTTAAAATTAAGTCTGCAACACTCTGCTTGTTTCTTAATGCTTTGATAATAGACTCATCTACTGTACCTCGCGCCACTAGGTCTCGGTATACAACATTCTTCTTCTGACCAATACGCATCGCCCTGTCCTCAGACTGTAGTCTGTCCTCAAGTGAGTACGAATTAGAGTAGTAGATAACACTACTAGCACTCGTAAGTGTCAATCCAGTCGATGCTGTCTTATTAGCGACAAAGTATTTAATCTTAGGGCTTAGTTGGAAGTCCTGCACGTTCTTAGCACGGTCGTCCGATTCAGTCGCTCCGTAATACGAGACACACTCGTCCCCCAGCAGTGCAGTAACCTGTTGAATCTCATGGATAAAACGACACCAGATGATAGTCTTCTCTTGGTTGTCTTCCAGTATGTCCTTAAGGAGCTTTAATTTAGCATCGCCCCCTTTAACACTAATGATATCTCCGTCCTCAGTAGTCATATATCCCGAGATTAGCTGAGAGAGTCTGAGTAGTTTAGTGATAGCCAGCTGAGCTGTAACTCTACCTTCTGCCATCTCCAACATTACCTCCTCCTTAATCACTTTATATAGACGCTTTTGTTCTGGAGACAGGTCAAAATACACCTTCTCGTAAATCTTGTCTGGCAGGTCAAGGCACTCCTCTTTAGTTACTCTAAATGAGTGGGGTTTAATCAACCGCTGGAGCTCATCTAGGTTCTGAAATCCAATCACCTGCGTATACTGTCGCTGTTGAGAGTGATTAATCTTCTTCTCTAGGATAGCGAAGTGGGCGCGAAACGCGACAAACGACTGGAAGCCTAGTATGTAGGGGTCTAGAAACGCAAACTGACTGTATGCATCCAGTGGGGAGTTTGTAATCGGGGTGCCTGTTGAGATTCTCTTGTAGGGCGCCAGCTTGCCTAGCTTTAAAACAGCCTTAGTACGCTTCGCTTGAGGTGTCTTAAACTTCTGAGACTCGTCCAATATCAACATCGTACGAAACATACGCATATACTTCTCAACGAAGGTAACGCCTTTCTTGGTGATTAGCGCCTCTACGTTCATACATACGATTCGTAGCCCTAGCTTTAAATCAACCACCGCAGCCAGCGACTCTTTGTCTTCTTTACGCATAGCTGAGTTCCATGCTGACGATGCATACATGTGAGTTGGCAGTGCTAAGTGTGTTGGTATCTCGTTGATAACCCAGTTCTGATGTACGCCACTAGGTGCTAGTACTAATATTGCATCAATCTTCCCTTGGTTGTATAAGTAACACGCGTTGTCTAACAGCATCTTACTCT